TTCCATTTCTTGTAAATCTCCACGAGACATTTGAACTCTCCGTTTACCTTTAGTTATAAACTATATTTATTTATAATTAAATAAATTACAATGAGTTTAAAAACTCATTAAATAAACTCAACTTATAATCTTCAAGTAGTTTTTCATCTACAAGAGTATTAATTCTTCTTTGAGTTTTTTGGACTAGTTGTTCACGAAGGATTCCTCCATCAAGAACCCATTCTTTACCCTCCATAATTCCCTGAACAAAAGCATCGGGAGCAGAAGGATCCGCAACAATATCAGCAGCAGTTGCAAGCATAAAATCTTCACCAACTTCAGTGTAACCTTCATTGTTTGGCTTTACAGAACCAATACCACGAGAAGAAACGCCGAGAGTTACTCCCTCTTTGAGAAGTGACTCGGCAATCTTACCCATTGGAGTTGAAAGAATTTGTGCCTTACCAATAAAATTATTTCCTTCACGTTGAAGTGAAACAATCTTATGAGAAACGCGATCAAGATTTACAGTTGGACCATCAGGGTGTCCAAGTTCTCCAAGAGCACGACCTTTGTTAACATACTGTTCGGTATAACGCTTTACCTCTCTTTCCATAACAGGCAAACGATACATTCTACCGTTTCTGTTTACAACTTCGGTCTGTAGGAAAGGTCCTTGAATATAAAGAGTCTTCTTACCGTTGACCGTTTCGGTAAGAACTTCTACTGATTCGATTTCTTCGGTAATTAGTTTCATTATGCTTGACCTGTAATTTGTACTTGTTGGAAATGTAGTGTTCCTGAACCAACTCCATAAGCAGAGATCTTGTTAGAAACAACAACCGATGCATCTGATGCAGAGAATGCTGTTACAATTCCACTTGAATTGTAATTTACAGTCATTCTTGTTTGGAAATATCCATCAACACCTGCAGTATTATCAATTGATAAAACTTGTTGATGAGTAAAGTTGTAATATGACTGCCCAGTAGCAGTTAGAGTTACGTAATCTCCAACACCAAATGGAACTTGAGTTCCTTCTGGAACAGTAACAATAGTTGTTGTTCCTGTTGTTACACCAACAACTCTATTTGATGCTTTAGTTAATCCTAAAGTCACAGTCTCACCTGCCGGAACATAATAATCGGTATTAGTTGCTGCGGGAGTAACTCCAATTGCAACGTGGGCAGAACCACCAACTGCAACTACTCTCAAAACACTAGACTGTACCGTAAAAGCAGATGATGTTGTTGCAGCACCTGCAGTAAATGTAAATGAGGAACCCGCCCCAACTGGTCTATGAGCCATTATTTTTATAGTACACTTTTAGTTATTTATTATTTAATTAATCTTCTACATAAACGAACGAAGCACTGGCAGCAGTAATGTTGCTAGTGGAAGTAATTACTGCCGTCAAAAAACTGTTTGGTGGAATATGAATACCCATATCAATTAAATTAACATCAATTGTGTCTCCATTAGATACATGGAAAGCAGCAATGGCAGGTGTAGATTGTGCTGCTAATGTAAACAATCCAGTAGTATCCTGTGTTGCATATAGAGACGCATTAAAGTCTGTTTGTGTTGTCCATCTCAGATAATTTGTAAGTATTGGATTGTAATATAAACTAACAACTGCTGGATTGCCGGTAGTATTGACTGATCCAGTAAGTCTTGAAATAATAAGATCTCTTGTATTAATTTTATTTTGATAGATCAGTTTATTTTTAAGTGACACTAAATGATATAAAGAACCAGGAGAATTCATAGCATCTGTTCTGGTTGCTGTTACTGAAAATGGAAGACGAGTTCTTTCAACTATTCCTTCAATTGCACCAAGGAAAGATGCACCTCTACAAGTAACAACTCCAACACCATTATTTAAATTTGCTGCTACATATCCAACCTTCATTGATGGATTATCTAAGTGTGGAGTTTCGTTTCTATTTGAGTAATGTTCGTGGTGGAAAAAGAACATGTCCCCATTACGAGGGTTCTCCATAGCATATCTAATTTCACCAACACCTAACCAACGAAAGTTGATTTGATATACATTTAACTTTGATGGATCTACGGTAACTCCAGATGTACCAGTTCCATCAAGTTTATCTAGATTAAAATCTTCCTGAAATGTCCATTTTTCTGTTTGTGTTGCTCCCAGTTGCAGATGAGAGTTTGTGAATGAAATAGTATTAGTGCTGGTAATATTGAATGTTCCAGTCTGATTTCCAAGAGATGATGCTAAAAATCTTAGTCTACTCTGATCATACTCTACAAGATATAGTGTATTAAAAAGTGCTTGTCCTCTTAATCCTTGTGCCAGTTGAGATAAATTACCAGCAAGTGTCCCCGAATTCAAAGTTACTGCAGTGAATGTTGTGCTGTTTAAAGTAACAGTTACATTTCCATCTGCTAAAGTAGTGAAGTCAAATCCATGAATATGTGCTTTGCCGCCATTAGCACGAAGAACACCAAACTTTCCATTTGTGTGTGCATATCCTATTTGAATTGCATTTTCCTGATTGAATAATCCTACTCTTTGAGTAAATCCTACAGGATTATTGGAAAATGATGCAGTAAATCTGGCAACTGCACCTTGTCCTGGACGATATCTAAGAAAGTTTGTGCTTCTAATAACTCCGTAAGAATTTGCACTTGATCCAGCACCTACAACAAATCTGGAATTACTATCTGTAGCAATTCCAGTAGCACTGAATGTATATGTTTCAAACTCTCTTGGATTTAATCCATAAACTGCATCACCTTGAACTTTTGGTGTCAATGGGATAGCAAGATTTTCTCCAAATGCAGACTTGGAGCAAGCACCTTCATTTAAAATATTTCCATACTCATCGGCACGAAGATAAACTTCATGAAGTGTTCTTTCTTGATTTAAATAATCTTGTGTAGATTTATTCCACTGAGCCATTTATCAATCAATCCATTCTAATTTTGATGGGTGGTATCTACTTGCCTTTTTGATATTGCAGTTCTTTTCTGCAATTGGATAAATCTGATGAACAATTGCACCTGGATATTCTGCTTGCAATTCTTCACCTAAAGACTGTTTGGATGGAATTCCAGTCTTACTAACTAATTCCATCCGATAAAGACTTCCATTCCACAGTACATCTGCAACATATCCTTCACCAACCGACTGTTGCTCTGGTTGAGAAGAATTGATGTAAAGATTTCCGTTAAAATCTCCAGAAATATTTACAGATTCTGAGATGAACTGCTTAAAGGATTTCATTCTTCCTCTTCTGTTTTGCTATTGAACATTGCATTTGCTACAGCAGGACGGAAATCGTCAACTTTTTCTGCTGCTTTTGCAAATAAAAGATCTTTAATCTTATCACTAATCTGCGAAGGTGATTCGTCAGCAGCAATCATATCCAGTAAATCATCCATTGTTAAAATTCCAATTAATAATCGTTTTTATTTATATCTCTCCGCCCTTGGGCATTTTCATTACTTTAGAATCTATTTCTGTTGCTTTTTCTTGAGATCTTAGATCTGGTTCCATTACTGGTTGTCCAAGATCCATTTGTGCAGTTTGATCGAGTGGTAACCCTGTTTGTGGATCAACTGGTTGATTTGGATCTGGAATTAAACCTTCTTCAATTTCTTTTTTGATAAGAGCATTTTGTTCCAAAATTTCAACATCAGTTTGGCGAAGAACTTTTCTTCTAATATAATCTTGGGAAAAATACTTTCCAACATAAGGTTCTGCAACCTGAACCATATTCAGTCTCTCATTGAGCAATTCTGCATCTTTAAGTTCTGCAAAGTGATTATCATACAGAAAGTCATATTGAATATGCTCATCCATTTTATTCCAGTCTTCTGGAGTAATGATATTTTTGAGAATAAGTTGAGTTCTCAGCATATCACTGAACATATATGAAAATCTCTTCCTCAAACGAGCAACAAATTTACTAAACTTAACTTCATCACGAAGAATTTCTGATGAACGACCGAGATTAAATCCACCTTCTCCATCCATTCTTGATGGTGGAACATTCAGTGAACGATAAAGTTTCTTCTTGAAGTATTCAATATCGGTAATTTCGCCAAGGTTCTGACCACCAGGAAGTGTAGAGATTTCAGTTCCTCTACCACCTTCTCTTCTAGGAAGCCAGAAATCCTCAAGCATTGCCATAAATTTCTTATCATCGCGAATTTCTCCAGTACTTGCATCATAAACTTGCTTATTACGATATCTCATCATCACATCTCTGAGATATTGTTCTGCCTTTACCTTTGGAAGATTGCCCACATCAATGTAGAAAATTCTTCTTTCAGGAGCACGAGAAAGACGATAGATGACCAAAGAGTCCTCAATCATACGAAGTTGATTGAGTGATTTAATTGCTTTATGTAGATATGAAAGAGTTGATCCTTTATTTCTATCTACAAGACCAGATGTGCAATAAGTGACCGAATCTTTAGTCATTCTGATTCCAGCATTTGATCCACCCAATGTTCCAGGAGCTGGAGTTCCTGTTGGATAGGTCATCTTCGGATCATAGATAAAATATTCTTCAATTTCTGGAAAATCATAATCCATTGGATTATCAATGTTCCTATTTGAAATTCTATATTTGTTATCTTCCTTTTTAATTGCTTGACGAACATAACGCATTTTCATTGCGTCAATGTATCTCAGTTCTTGTATCCCTGCTTCTGGATTCTTGAGGTCTACAACTTTATGATAGTAAAGTCTTCCGTCAACATACCAATTCCTATAAATTTCATGAGATTTTTTATCAAAATCTAGAAGTTCTAAGATATACTTAAACTCTTGTCTGATTTTTTTCTTAATACCATCACTTGCATTCAGATTATCTAAATCAATCTGAACAGGACTATCATTGGTATCTGATACAATTGCTTCATTTACAATATCTTCAATGGCACTATCACACTCTGGGTGAAGTGCCATTTCACGATATCTTTTAATGAGATCAAACTCAGTTCTATATACTCCTTCAATATCTACATACGAACCAAAAAAACCACTACTCAGGTAATGGTCAACCCCGTCCTCCTTATTGGGGGGAACGGGGGAAACAACACCAGGAGATAATGGTTCGTTATCTTCAATCGAAAAACCAAAAAGTTTCGCCATAATTTATTTTTTTAACTTCGTTCTTTTGTCTATTTATTATGCTTCTTCAGTTGAAGGTGTCCAGTATTGAACTTGGAATTCAACGGTGAACTCTTCAATAGTATCTGAACTATCATAAGATAGATCAATAGCAGCGATATTGGTTGGGAAGATATCGTAGAACTTATAAGTTGCGGCAACTTCAAGTCCTGATCCAGTAGGAGTATTCTTTCCTACATTACTCTTTCCTCTCTTAAACTGCTTCACGAAAGCATTGCACATATAGTCAGATGGGTTGGTAAAACCACTTCCATCAGCATACTGTCCAATTGACTGCATCCACGCTTCCATTGCATCTCTGATGAGAAAGTCTTGGTCGTTGATGATAGTAACGGTCCAAGTATCAAAGGTTCTGTCTCCAGCAACCTTAAAAATTCTTCCTCTAAAAGGAACATCGATTGATGCGATGTTTGATGCAGGTAATGCAGCTGCTTTACATAGAATAGGAAAATTCTCTGTAAGAGTTACTGCATTTGGTGGTGATGGAATTGTTACCTCAAATAGATTGGGGCGGGCACCGCCCCCAATGAGTGCTGATTTGAAGTCCTGAATTGAGTGTGCCATTTTTTAGTTCCTCCTTTGATGGTGTTATTTAAAATCAAACAGTACCAGCAACTTCATCAAAACTTACTCCCGTTCTGGTAGCAACAAAAGTAAGAGTTACGTAGTTAATGGACTTCGCAGGCTTCAGGAAGATGTCTGCTCTAAATTCATTATTATCAATAACATCTGGAGTGTTATTTGATGCATCACAGACTACCAGGAATCCATATAGACCACGCTTTGCTTGAACATCGCGGAGGTATGGTTCAACAATGTTTCTAAAGTTTGCTCTTGTGATTTCATCGTTGAGTTCAAAGAGTTGTGCCTGAGCAGATCTCTGAAGTGCTTGTTCAACGGTGAGGAAGAGACGACGAACGTTAATTCTGTCGAATGCCGAAGCGTATCCAAGAGCAGTCTTATCGCCAAAGAGAAGAATACCAATTCCAGGTTGATTAACGATTGCGTTAATTCTTTGTGGATACAGTTGATCTCTTTGAGCTTTATTTGGATTGTATGCAAGTTTAATTGCATTGTTTATGATGCCTCTCTGCTGACCTGCAGGAGAGAACCAAGGATAAGCAACAATAGAGGTTCTAACCATCAGACCTGCAACGTCTGGGTTGCAAGGAATGTAGCGGAACTTATTATT